CGTGGGAGGTAACAGGTATGTCATGACCGTTAATGGCAATCCCCGATTGGCGCAAGCGGTAAATGGATTGACTAATCCGGATGTGAAGGATGATCTCGCTTACGTCGTAGCTAGGAACTTGAAAACATTTATGGCCGGAGCTTTTACGTCCAAGAACGTGGCGTTCTCGTTTGCCAACTTGATAAGAGATACGCCTTATGCCAATAACTCCGTGTTTGTGACGGAGAACTTTAGGTATTTCAAGGATTTTTCAGGGAACCAGAGGCGAGCGTTATTTGGACTTCGGAGTTTAGGTCGTAATCTGTATAAATACAGAAGGGGAGAGATTGATATTTCTGATAAGGAACAGGCGATATTTAAGGAGTTCATGGATAATGGAGGGGCTACTGGATATACGTTCGTGGAGACGCAAAAGGAATACGCCAAGGATTTAGCGAACAAGTTAGAGAAACTTTCGGATGGTAATATTGGGAAGTTATCCCCCAAAGAACTAGTCTCTACTGTATTTGAGTGCTTTGAGTTCATGGGTAATGTAGCGGAACTTGTGAACCGATATGCGGCGTATAAGACGAGCCGGGAACATGGAAGATCCATTGACCGGTCAATCAATGATGCCAAGGAGGTATCGGTTAACTTTAACAAGAAAGGTGCCGGAAAGAAAACGAAGAGCGATAAATGGTATATTAACACAGCAGCGTGGATATCTGAGTATGGAAGAGATTGGGTGTTGTTCTTTAACGCCGCCGTTCAAAGCATGTATAAGGAATATTCCATGATGAGAAATCATCCAATTAAAGGAATAGGTTCCCGTATAGCCCCACTAATATTCATGGGATCGTCTGTCTCGTTACTCAATAATCTGTTTATGCCTATGCTCTTCGCTTATTTGGGATGGGATAGCGATGATGATGATAGGGATTATTTTGATTCATTGAGCGATCATGAGAGACAGAATAATATATGTATTCGTTTGACTCATGGTCGTTGGTTCAAGATTCCGTTATCTCCGGAGCTTGCCAATTATTTCAAGATCGGAGATATAATTGCCGGACAATTATCTGGTAAAAGGGAAGTGGAGGCTATGGATGTCGTTAAGACAGGGATTGATATGGTATCCCCGTTAAACATAAACTGGGAGTATGATAGTTGGAAGTTCGCTCTAAATCTCCTGCCTACGGTGGTTCAGCCTATCGCCCAAAACGCCTCTAACGTGAATTTTATGGGTAATCCTATCTATAAGACCTCGATGAATAAGGCTAATGATTATGATCCGGAATATACTAAGGTCTACAGGAGTACCAGTACCACTATGGTCGAGTTGTCGAGGGCACTCAACTCGTTAACGGGTGGCGACGATGTCAAGAGAGGCACGAGCTTTAATCCGGCTACTTGGCAGAACATTCTTTCTGGATATACAGGAGGTTTTGGTACCGTGGCATTGGGCGTGTCTGATTTAGTCCTTGATATGCTGTCCGGAGAAAATGGAGATATGCCGGTGAGTCGTTATCCCCTGTTAAGCCGTTTCTTGACCGGAGGGGACAAGGATTTGAAGCTGAGCCGGATGAATTCCATATATAACAAGAAGGTCGTAGACTTTGTCTCGGAAATGGATCATGATTACAAGGGATATCTAAAGAAAATACAGGATACTTCCGTGGACGATTTCGACAGGGCCGGATATATGGTCAAGTTAAACCAGCTGACCGGTAGCGATGATTACAGGAGATCCATGGTATTGTCACAGTACGTGAAGGCCATATCCGATATGGAGAGGTTCCTTCGTGAGGTCGGTAGCGATAATGATTCTCTGGAGAACCAATTGTATGAGTTAAAGTTACAGGCGCTGGAGATATTTGAGGATTCAGATGAGTGATAAGATAGCGGGTGGCGTTGGTGTCACCCGATATCTTTTTACATTTTAAATATATTCACTGATCAAGCCAATAAATGCTACTATCGATATAATAGAGGATATGAATATTATCAAAGTGCTTAACCTAAAAATATATATGGATATAATTTCAAGTAAATTCCATGATTCTGTACCTAGTATCATAAACTGTGTCGTATATTCTTTATATCCGGTTTTTATAGTTTTTTTCTCTATAACACGATAACATCCAATAGGAATTAAGAAAATACCAAGGAACATTAAAAAACGGTATCTTACTTCTGATATGCCGTATGGTGTTGTTGATTCTCTGAATCTAATTCCTTCAAGAATTACTCCTAAAATCCTTGCGTCATACAAATAGATGTTTTTCCCTTTTCCATTAGGTTTCCTAGGCTCGAATTTTTCTTTCCATAATATCTTTTTTAAAATAATATCTCGATTGAAAATATAGACTAATATCGCCGATGCAAGGATTGTCATGCTGTTTAAAAAATCTTCCATATTTATTTTTCAAAAAAGTCAGATTGGTTAATTTTTTTTGTTCTCATGTTACCATTAGACACTTTATGAAGAGTTACTTCATAGTATGGAATAGAAATTCCATTTTCTGTTCTCTCTGAAAACATATTAAAATAGTCTTTATAGTTGGCTTGTGAAGAGTAATGTACATTTGATTGAAACATTCCTAACTTCATTCCATTGAATAATAAATTAGGATTCCAGTCATTACCATAAACACATTTCATCTCATAAATACCTTCTGGAATATTTCTTATATCATACGATGTGTGTTTGTTAATATATACATTCCTAATTATCTTTTTACTAGTTATGTTTTTTAAAATAACAACAGCGTCTTGATCACTTCCATTATTTACCGTTATATAATTATCTTGGCTATCATCATATGAATTAATTCCAAAGTATTCAGTAAATGGAGAATCTCCATTCATAAGATGATTATTCTTATATATATTTGAATCTTCAACTTCTTCAACCATAGGCGCAACCTCTTCAACATAATCATCAATCTGTTGTGTAGGATTTATTGTGTCTGTATTATGGTTATTAATATTGAATAAATTAGCATGGTAAGCTATATATATAGTTATTATTGATATGCAAATAAATATTAATATATTTTTAGAATTAATACTTGTCTTTTCCCTTTTATATGATCGTTTATTGATTGGACTCTTTTTTTGTTTTTGTATATTCTCTATATCAGACTTACTTCTATTTGTTTTGTCTGTGTTTATTGAATTGAAAATATTTTGCCTATAGGAATTTAAGTCATTATCATATTTTGATCTTCGTTCTGGGTCAGATAATACTTCATATGCCTTTTGTATTTTTATAAATATATCATGTGCATTGTCGCTTTTGTTTTTATCAGGATGATATAATAATGCCTTTTGCCTGTATGCTTTTTGTATTTCTTCAAAAGTAGCACATTCAGTAATTCCAAGAATAGTATAGTATGTATTTATAGACATGTTTTGTATTTTTTGCAAAATTACCCAATCTTCACATCCGTTATTCCGTAGGAGGCATGTTTTACGGCATGTCCGTGAATTTTCCAGTAGTACTTACCCTCCCAACGAAGTATATCTTCTATGCGGCTTGCTGTATATATTAGATGACAAAGTAGTATTGTTATTCCACCTTAATCTTTAACGGATATCCGCAGTTAGGGCATTTATATCCACCATCGGTCTCTTTTTGTACATCGGAAGGGGAGGCGAAAAGTTGCCATACTGGTATTCCTATAGCATTAGCTATATTAGTTATTACTTTTACAGATGGATTGCCCGATATGCTTTGGTTTAAAGCGCTTAAGGTTACATTTAACTTTTCTGCTACTTGCTTAGTAGTCATACCTTGTTCTTCTATAGCTTCTCTTATTCTCATGTTGTTAAGTTATTACTTGCGCAAAGGTATTACATATATGATGTATGCAAGATATATCTTGTTTAAAGATTGTTAATATGTAGATATATCTTGTTTGAATGATACGGAAAACAAGATATATCTTATATATTTGCGGTAAATCAGTCAAAGTAAATCCCCGAAAGCGGAAGTGACTGAGCCGCTAACGGGGACATTGTACAAATATAAACGTGTTCAAACGTTATGGAAAATTTGAATAGTTTGTTGCCTATAAGTGAAAATAATGGCAAAAAGGCGGTTAACGCAAGATCTTTACACTCATTCTTGGAGGCTAAAAGAGATTTTTCGACATGGATTAAAGACAGAATTGATAAGTATGATTTTGTTGAGAATCAGGATTATGTAGTTTTCCCCAATTTTGGTGAAAACCCTAAAGGCGGTAGACCTCAAATAGAATACGCTCTATCCATTGGTATGGCCAAGGAACTGTCCATGGTTGAAGGGAATGAGAAAGGCAAGCAAGCCCGCAAGTATTTTATCGCCTGTGAGGAAAGCAGGAAGGAGCTGTCTCGAAAGGAGATCCTTATGATCGCCTTGAAAGCGGAGGAAGAGAAAGAACAACTCGCTCTGGAGAATAAGGCTTTGCAAGAAGATAACGAGAGGAAGCACGCAAAGATAGCCAAGCTCCAGCCCAAGGCCGATTTCGCAGACAAGGCATTCGATACCTCTGACAAGGTCGATATAGGCATGGCCGCCAAGATACTGAAACTCGGGTTCGGAAGGAATACCCTTTTCAAGAGATTGAAAGAGCTAGGTGTTTTCTTCTCCAACCGTAACGAGCCCAAGCAGAGGTTTATTGATGCCGGGTATTTCGAGATGACCGAGAAATTTATAGAGAGGAGCAATCATCCGGGATTTGTCGTGACGAAGGTCCTCGTTACCCAGAAGGGATTGGCTTATATAAACCATCTTTTGGGCGGTGACCCCGGTGATGGTAAGATTACTAGGATTGTTTGACAGATCCCCTTCCTTGACTATGCCAAGTGTTAAATTGTGACTTGAAAATAGATGTACGGCGTAAGCACGTACGGCCAAGACTTTAACCTTTTGTGACTTGAAAAGTATTTGTGAAATATTAAAAGATTGATTGAATATGAAAGAGAATGAGATTACAGATAAAGAGGCCATCTTCAAACTGCTTGATTTTTATAGGAGTGAGGTTGTTAATCTTAGCGGAAGTTTTAACATGTTGTTTGACGAGGTGCTAAAGATAAAACGTGATATAAGAGAACTGAAAGGGGCAAAGCCCCCGGTTAAGGCAACGATGATACCATTGAAAGGAGGCCGATATGGGAAGTAATATATAAAGCGACTGGATAGCTTCCATGATGGTTGACTCTGGATAATAAGGGTCGGGGGATTACCTTCGGCCCTTATTCATTATCTGCTTGTCTCCTATGGGATGAAGCTATTGATCGTTTTGAGGTATCTAAAATAGAAAACTCCCCAAATCCTCACGGACAAGGGAGTTTTTATTATTTAACTATAATCTATATGAATGGTTTTCAGACAACCTTAAACGATCCGATTCTCACGAACGAGAGCGTTTGTAATATCTAAATCCATATCTAAACAAAGACATACTTAATCATCATTGCCGATCCTCCCGGAATAGCAACGGTGGGTATATCCGTCTTAAAATGCTTCCCAATACCACCCAAGGGAAGCGGGAAATATTTATTCAAACTATATTTTATGCCATAAGGAAAGGAGTGTGCCCCCATCCTCCAAAGCTATCCCCTTGACATAAATATACCTCTGGTTCTCACGAAAGAGCGGTATGACATTGATAAAATTATTTTATGAATACAACCTAGTGTAATATCTTTAAGTAATGACTCCAGTCCATCACGGATGAGAGCCATAAGGGGTTATAAATATATAACATACCATATACGCATAAAAAAACGTGGCGCCGTCGCAACTACCAAGACCCGGCGTCCCCACGCCAACATAACAGGTAGTAAGCAACGGCCCACGTCTTATATATAGATTATATATACAAATAACGTGGGCGTATTGTTGCTATCGGCTCCCTGTTATGTTTATAAATTTTGGGAATTTAGGTCTTTATAGGAGACGATATCTTTAACGCCACAATGTGTGTCACGTCTTATATTCTAATCAGTGACTACGCGAATATACTCTCTTTATTTTATATTAGTAAAAAATAAGTCGTATTTTATTTATCTAATATTGATTTTTACAGGGGAAACGTTCATGCGCACGCTATAAACTCGACTCATTTTTTGGATATGAATCGAGATATCCCGTTGATTCTTCTTTGATTATAGAAGGCTTAGGCATATCCTCTGATATGAGCGCTCCTATCATGTCTGTCATCAATATATCGTCGTGATTGCCACGACCGGGAATATTCCCGTAACTACCGTCTGGACGTTGCTCGTATTTGGATGCCTCCTTATACATGCGCTCATCCGGGTCTATGAACATATCGTCCTCGAACGCCACTATGAAATTATCTACCATGTCCTGCTTGGTCTTTTTGTTGGTCTGGAAGCCTATCTTCTTGTATATGCCGTTCCTTATGTCCTCGGGATCCGTCGCCGCTCGCATGTAAAGATTGGGGTAGATATCCTCTATCTTTTTCAGTATGCCACGAATATGATCGCCTTCCTCCACGAACTCGGATGCCTCTGATTTTTTCTTATCAAACGTATTGCTCTCGAAGGCGAGAAGGGCGTTCTTGTAGTATCTGGCGATCTTGACGGCTTTGTAGGCGAGCCAATCGTATCGTATATGGCCATGCCATCTGGCTACCACCTCCGGCTTTCCTCCACTGAATCGTAAATTCCATCTGTTTATCACTGTTATACATGAGGGGTCTGAGTTCTTGCTACGTCCACCGACATCGACGATGACAAGATACTCGTTGGATGTCCTTGTATCATCGGGCCTCTTCCAGATTCTCAACAGGCCGTTCGGATTCTTGGTGAGAATTATCCTCTTGGTCTTCTCTGATTGGGATATGTCGCCAATGAACTCCGGGGGTGATACGTATCTTTCCCGCATCACCTCGATCGTGTAGATATTGAACACGAGATTACCGGAATACTTGAAACACTCGACATCATCGGATGGTGCCTCGGATGCCATCGAGGCGTGATCATGAAACGAGGCCCTTTTCTTGATATACCATTTGATGTGCTCCAGCGTAGCTCCTTTTTCCCATAGAGACCATAGATACTGTCCCGGCTCGCTATTGTCATTAGGGGAGGTCGTGACATCCCTTCCCTCTAATAGATCCAGTATGAAAAGCCGGGTCTCTTTCTTGTCCTTGAATCTTATCATGTCGTTCTCGATAAAGAAGAACGGTATGAATAGCGCCTTACGGGATGAAGTGCCCTCCTTGGCCATTTGGTACTCATCATAGAAATAACCGGCCATGCCATTAGCCGTAGACTCGGAGATCTCCATGGTCAACGGTCTCTCCAATATATTCGAGTCTATGTTTGTTATAACCTGCTCCGCCGATTTGCCATTCGTTGTTTTCCAGTAGGCTACCTCCGAGAAGTGGGCCATGGCATAGTCCATACCACGTGTTGACTCGAAATTCTCATAAGATGCCACGGTTATCACGTTATCACGTACCTTGTTCCCGGACGGGTCGGTGATTATGGAGTCGGACGCCGAATGCTCGTAAGGGGCGAATTGTAACTTGTCAACACCATATATAAATCCCGGGATATTATCGAGAACCTTTTTATACATGGCCTTGATACGTTTGGCGGTATCTTTCGTCTGGGCTATAATTACGGAATACCATCCTTCCATGACGAATAGCTGTATCCACGCCATATAGAGCTGTACCAAGGTGGAACCTCCCCATTGCCGGGCTTTCAATAATATTATACGGATCGGGACTCCCTTATGCCTCATTTCCTCCAGAACGGATAGTACGTAACGTTGGGCGTAATTAAGCTCGAAGGGGATCATTTCTCCCGCCTCTTTCGACTTGATCTTAAATAACGAGAAAAAGGCGAAGGACGGGTCTCTCGAGCAACGGGCCCAAAATAGCATGTTGGCCACGTCCTCCTCATTTATCCCATCTGAATCCGGGTACAGCTCGTTGAACCTTATCGTGTAGTCCTTTATGGAACCGGCTTTCAGGACATCCTGATACAGATCGTTCTTGAAAACCTCCTCGGTAAGCCACTGTACCCTTATAGGGTAATCATCTATGACAACCCTATGGCTATGCCCCTCCATTCCACGCCCCGTGAATTGGTCGTGCGTGCCGAATATATTTTTCAGCCTCTTGTTATTCTCGGCCAATATAGACTCAATCTCTTCCGTGAACGCTAATTTTCTGTATGACTCCATAGATGATATAGGCTATTAGGAATGACAGCAAGTGTATCCTCCAGTTGAATAAGGGGATAAACGCCATGACGATATTGCTCAATATTATTCTCCAAAGGCTTAGTTTATAGGCGTGATATCTGCGGGCGTAACATCCCATGATAAATCCGGACATGCCGCATGTAGGAACCGGCAATGAGGCTAGTGGTACGAACGAGGCCAAGACGCAAGACACGTAACCGATCAGGCATGTTTTCACACGAGGCTTAAACTGGAATAAGGCGATAAGATTTAATGATAAATGAAAAATATTGGCGTGGGTGAACGTGTAAAGGAAATGGTCGTATGGTATGGAATTGGTATCGAAATAGAAATGTTTACCTGCGAGTTGGAGTATGACGCTTGTCAAGGCGATTATTAATGAAGGAATCAGTCTTTTTAGCTTACCTTCCATTTTTCCTTTCCCGGTTGATGCGTTGTATTATCGCCAACGCCCGTGAATAGGATATGTAAAAACAGGGGGCCGTTTGATAGACCGCGAAAGAGGTGATGAAATAAACGGAGCTTCCCTTGAATTCTCTCTTTTTCTCCAGCTCTTTGTAAATCTCATAAATGTCATCGATCATCTTGTTCCTGATCGATCGACCCTTTTCCTTGGTCTTCCCTTTCCTGATCAGCAGGATTCCCCTATACGCTTGAAGGGTGGAGATCCAGAACCTAGAGGCATGTGAGGATATAGCCCTCATTACCGCCTCTCGGTGGGATTTCACTTCCCTCATCTTCAAAGCACGTCTATAAGCTTCGTAAAGCTCCATGTCCCGCTCTGGGATGAAATCTACGCCATTAACCATAAAGAACGCTTGTTTTGGTGAACATCACAAAGATAAAAAATAGATTCACATGTTTGATTATTCTTAGGGTTCATGGGTTAAATAAAATAATCAAAATAACAAAACGGATATACCTTATTATTTTCCTTTGCCTAAAACATAATCGATTAAGGTATGGCAGATATATCTAACAAAGAGAGATTCAGACAGAGATACGCCAAACGGAATCCGGATCTTAACATGGATGACGAGGAGGCTTACTACGGCTCGGTCAACCAGTTCATGGACGAGTATGAGGGTTATGAGGGAAACTCTAAGAAAATGCGGGAGAACCTATCGAAGAGTCCAGCTTTCGCCGAGTTGATGGTAGCCGCTAGGGATCAGGATGATTTCGATCCCGTGGTGTGGATGGTACAGAATAAGGGGCTTGACTTAAAAGCCTTGGCCGATGATCCCGATTATTCGCAAAAGCTGGCCGACGCTCATAACGCTTACTTGGAGAAACTGGCGAAACAGGACGAGATCGAGAAACAAATGTCGGAGAATATGCCGGCTAGCGTGGAAGCGATTAGGGCGAAAGCCTCGGAGATGGGCCTTTCCGATGATCAAGCGGAGGAGGTTATAGGCAAGATGTATCAAGTCATGGATGACTTGATCGTCGGTAAATTGGACCCGTCTATTTTCGAGATGATGGCCAAGGGAATGAATTATAACCAAGACGTGGAGGCCGCTCGGGAGGAAGGCGTTGCGGAAGGGATCAACAAGAAAGTTACCGACAAGTTAAAGGATCTTAGCGGTAAGCAGGAAAGGCCGAGAGGAAGACAAGGAGCACGGCAAGAGAAGCCGGTTACGCAAGACGTGAACAATCCTTTTTTATAATAAGAATAATAACAATTAATACTTTTGCGATGAATAAATTATTTAAAGACAAGATGTTTTGGGTCAAGGCTTTGTTCTTTGTCTTGGCGGTATTGACCGGTGGAGCGGCTATGGCCGTGGAGATCGGGGAGAATGGAAGTGATACGGATCCCAATGATGGCAAGCCGTTGGAGAACGCGACCCCGGACGCGGCGGGTAAGGGTATTGATCAGCAGGGGCAGGGGGCTACCGGATCTGCGGTCACTGACGCCGATCTGGCCGAGAACAAGGTAGAGGATTACGTCAGTAAATTTCAAGCGTACAAATATCCCATGCACACGGATTTCCTCAAGCTCGCCAAGCAAGTCCATGTCAACACGAAGGAGCCGGAGCATTACAATATTGGCGAGGCTATAATGGATTGCGTTACCAAAGCGGAGGTGACCAACACGGAAAAGGACGCTGAGGTAAAGCTTAGCTTGTACAAGAATGACGAGAAATTATTCGCCGAGTGCAATACTGTCTTGGTGGACGGCGTGACCGGATATGATGAGAAAGGAAATTCTGACGGTAGCCCGTTGGTGCTCTATGTCGTATCGGCGGATAAGGCTAACGGCATTATGGTAGCGGCTCTTAATGGCCCGTTGGATGAAGGCGGAAACATGTATGTGCCGGATTTGAAAGCGGGTACCGGATTGCATATCATGGCCCCGGCCATGAGTGAGAGTGAGGTGGAGATCGCTCCGGATTCCGCTTATCCCAAGAAAGAGATCGCCTACTTGCAGAAGAAGGTCTGTCCGATCACGTGGACGGAATTCTTCGAGCGTATCAACAAGAAAGCTAAGTGGAACGTGCAGGACTTGAAGGATTGGACTTTGTCTAATTTCCGCAAGAAATGTACACGCACGATGTTGATCGGCGTAGGAACGAAGTCCTTGAAGTATGGCTCCAAGAAAACAGGTACAGAATACGTGTATTTTCAAAAAGGCGTGTTGAGACAATTACGGCTGGGTTACCAGATCGGTTCGACATTGGAGTTCGCCGATCTTATCGGTATCACCCGTATGCTTTTCGGAAAGTACTCGAACACGAACGAGATGGACGTGTATTGCGGTACCAAGTTCATCGAGAAGTTGCTGAACATCGATTTCACGAAACATAAGGATATCTCATTCGTCAAGAAACAGAATATCGGTATCGATATCTCCTCTTTCGAGACCACTTTCGGAAAGTTGAACTTCAAGGTCGAGCATGCCCTTGACGATCTTGGATATGAGGAATGCGCCGTCGCTTTCCCGATGTCCGAGGCCAAGCGTTATTACTACCAGAAAGGAAAGACTCTTACCGTGGATCATTCCAAGGGAGAAGGCGGTGAGGTACGGGAGGCCAAATCCCAATATTATATTCAGGATGACTGCTTGATGCTTACGGGTTATAACTCGATGCTGATCGGTCCGGACGTGACAGTGAGCGGATATAAGCTGTCTATGCTTGACACTGTCGTTTCCAGTGTGGTTTCCCTGAGTTCCGTATCTGCTCCAAAAAAGGAAGATGTGGTTTACTTGACCGTAGCAGATGATACGCACGCCGTCGGATTGTATGTATATGACGGTGCCGCATGGAAACCATACAAGGGAGAGATTAACGTGTAAACTGTAATATTGTCAAACAAGACCCGCCGATCGTTCGATACGGCGGGTCTAATAAAATCAATCGAATGATCACGAAAACATATGAGTTGGTAGGCAAGGATAATTGCATGCTCCGTACTATATATTGCGGCACTAGGGTAAGTATGGAGTTCAAGGGAGGTAATTTCATTAACGGAAAGAACGCCTTGTTACGGACTAGCAATCCTTTCGTACAAGACGCTATCGAGAATGATTGCCGATTTGGTACGTCTATCCGGCTCGTCTCCACGTTAAAAGAGGAGGATGTGTCCGGTGTCCCGGTCATGAGGAACTCGAGAGACTGGGAAAAACAAGTGAAAGAGGTCAAAACCGTAAAGAACGTGAATGACGCTATCGACTATTTCGCCAAGATGGGCTATAAGGTGGAGAACGATGATATGCTTGAGGAGTTAAAGGATAAATTAAGTGTCTCGTTCCCGAACATGAAATGATATGGAAATTAGCGTGAGCGACATAGTGAGTGAGGTCAAGATCTGTATAGACGAGATCGGGCTTAATGACGCTGAGTTCCTAGGAACGCAGGATAACGAGGAAATGGATACGATTATCAAGTCCAAGATATCGGAGGCGTTGCGCTTCGTGAACGGTAACGCGGACTGGAGCCTGTTGGAACCGAACAAGATAATAACGGACGGAACCATAAAGGACGATCTTGTCGCTCATGTAAGTTTGCCGGAGAACTACTCTCGGATTTGTTACGCTAGGCTATCATCATGGCCTTTATTTATTTCAGATCCTATCTATTGGAACGATAAGGAATACGCCACGCTGTCGGATCCATACGCAACGGGGACATGGGAAAGACCTAAACTGGCGTTGACCATGAGGCCGGGTAAGACATTGGAGCTATATAAAGCGAAGGACAAATCCGACACGTTCGAGATCGGGATCATAACGGACGAGGATATAACGGATAGCTTGGAGGTAAGCCCCAAGCTGAAAAAGGCGCTGATCTATTATATATCCGGTCTCACGTTGCTTACTTACAGGGATCAGCACGCAGACAGCATGTTTAATCAAGCGTTGGTTCTTATGGGTGTCAATCCATCCGGGGCCAACTCCAATCAATAACAAGATTATATAATCATGGTATATATATTCAAAGACAGATTGATTCGTGTTGAGTGGACTATCTATAAAGGGATAAGTCCGGTGAAAGAGGATTTCTCCCGATCTAATGTAAAGGTTTTTCTATTAGGCAATCGGGAGAAATATCTACTTCAAGCGAGAGCGGACAAAGGTACGCTTTATGTAGACATTCCTTCAGGGTTGGAAGAAGGAACTTACTCTATCGAGGCGATATGGGTCAAGAATATGGACCATGTCTTTGATACACGAAGCGTATGCCGCTCCAAGAAAGAGGATCTTTTCTCTATTATTTGAGAACGAGGCTACGAATATAGGAGAAGGTGTCGTCGTGCTGAAAGTAAAGAGCTCTACCGCCACTTATGGCTATGATGGCTTGTCCTCATATGAGCTGGCCGTATTACGTGGGGACTGGAACGGTACGGAAGGAGAGTGGCTGAAGCATGAGCGTTACGTAAGCGTGCTCGATTCCCGTGGTGATAGCGAGGTTGATACCATGAGCCAAAAGGCCATTACTGATGAACTGGAGACACAAGACAATGCCATAGAGGATATTCGGAAAGATACGGAAAAACTTGGTGATCGTGTGGAGGAAGCGGAGGAAAAGGTTAATAATATGGGGGATGTCGTTGATGAGATCAAGAGCCACGCCCCGGTATCAGCTCGTCCTGCCGGTTTCAAGCCGGACATCGACCTTACCCCGGAGATCACGGTAGACCGTGCTTGGAGAGACCATGAGGGTAACGTTATCCGTGATACGTATATCACCCGGAGGGGATTGAGGAACGAGATAATCGACATCACCAACCAGCAGGTAACGGACTTGAAGCCCGGTTCCGTCGATCCGGACGATCTTTCCGAGGCTACCAAGCAATTGATCGGTAACAAGAGCATAACCAACCTTCCGGACGAGGAGGATATAACCGTTACGGATAACCAGACATTGAAATTGAAAGACAAGGAATACGCCCCGAAGGATTACTCCGGCATGGGACGTGTGTACCTTCGGAAGCATTACGTGAACGGCGTGAACACGCTCACGCAGCACATGATGAGAAAGCCTAATACCATCTACATCATCCAGTATGACTATTGCCTTTCGGAGCAGACGATCGAGATTCCTTCAAACTGCATATTGCAATTTGAAGGTGGTAGTTTAAGAAATGGATATATAAAAGGTTCAAATACTATAATAGAAGGTAAATTAGAAGGTATTTTTTATCCTACTATTGATTTTATTGGAGACTGGAATGTTCCCTTTATAAGTAGCTCTATGTTTAATAATAAAAATGAAATCAATTTATTAAAAAAGTTACTTAAGTTATCTAACGATAATGTTCAAAATATAATTGAAATAACAAAAGGGGAATATCCAGTTCAACATAATAACTATGTTATTACAGAAAAAATAATTGAATTAACCAGTAATACAAAATTAATATTAGAAGGAAATATATTATTATTACCTAGTAGTTATATAAGTTATCAAATTATACACATTAGAGATAAAGTTAATGTAGAAATAATAGGTGGAGGAAGTATTATAGGAGATAAACACACTCATTTAGGTACTGAAGGAGAATGGGGGCATGGTATAGCTATATATAATTCTAACAATGTAACTATTCGTGATATAAAAATAGAAAAATGTTTTGGAGATTGTATTTATATAGGTATTGGTAATAAAAACATAAATGTAGAAAGATGTACTTTAAATGAAGGAAGAAGGCAAGGTATTTCTGTAATATCTGGAGAAATGATCGTAATTGACGGTTGTAGAATAAGTAATGTATATGGTACAGAGCCAGAAGCTGCTATAGATATTGAACCTAATGAAAACGATGTTATAGATAACGTAATTATAAGAAATTGTATTTGTGAAAATTGTACTAAAGGAATTATTGCACAAAAGTTAGATCGCTATATAAATGCTAAAATAAATAAAGTTTATATTGATAACTGTATAGTAGAATCTAATAATATTTGTATAATGGCCTATAATGCAAGTACTGTTACTTTAAGTAACAGTAATATAAAAAGTAAATACATTTATACAGTAAATATTGAAAGAGCTAATTATTGTAAAATAAATAATAATTATATAGAGCAAATATATAGTTACGATAACGGAAGATGTGTGTTGTTTGGTTCTGCTAATGATAATTTTTTTATAGAAGATAATGTATTTATAACTCCTTATAGTTTTATAAGACCTTCTGATAACAACTATATAAAAGGTAATTTTATAAAGTGTAATAATTTTAATTTTACAGATCAGGGTATATATAATTTTTTATTTATAAATAATGTTTTTGAAGGTTCTATAAATTTCTTAGGTCTAATAGAAGGAGTAATTAGTAATAATATAATGAAACTTACATCTTCTTTTAATTTAAGAGGTTTGTATAATCAGTGTATTAAAAATATTATATCTAATAACAAAATTACTTATGTAGGAGATGAAGAAATAGATGAGCTTATTTTTATTAGAACTGAACAGAATCAAATTTCTAATAATACATTTTTTATTCCAGATAATAAAGTAAAAGCAGTTTTTAAATCTTCTAATTATGGAAATTATTATTATAATAATAAATTATTTGGGATTCCTATTGAAAATATGTACGATATTATTTTAGAAAAAAATATAGTTATAGACAATAATGTAAAGACTGTTGATAATTTTAAAATTCCGAGTTATTTATCCAATATATATAATGGTGGTTTATTTTATAACACAATAGAAAGATCTGCAAAATATTTTGTTGATTCTAAGTTTTATAATTTCAATGGTAGCTATTCAGGTGATTATCACTTTTTGACAACATCTAATGTGCAATCTATTATTAATAATAATCAAAGTGAGACATATTTTGTAAATCAGACTATAGATTTAAAAGGAGCTGAATTGAATATATCTGAGGGATCTACTATTATTTACTTTTCTGGAAGTTTCATGAATGGTGCTATAAAAGGAGATAATATACGTCTTATTGGAGCGTATATATTAGAAGATATTTGTAATGATGTAACAGTAGATGTTACATATTCAAATGGAAATATTATATATGATAATTCTTATAAAAGAAATTTTATATATGTAGATAGAGAAAAAAGAAACTTTGATGGATCTAATATTACTGATGTAGGTCTCTCATCTCAGAGACCTACAGGAAAAGGAGTATCTAAAGGGTTTCAATTTTATGATTTAAATTTAAATAAGCCAATCTGGTGGACAGGCACGAACTGGGTCGATGCCACCGGAGCTACCGTATAACTATTAAAACATCATAATCATGAGACAATTCATATACACGATCATCAGAAAGATATTCAAGCTTGTATTCTCTGTTTACAAGCCGAAGGTAAGGACTTTGTACAAAGGCCGTAAGAACATTGATCTTACGGAGAACGGCGATCAGCGCATAAGGGTAGGTAAGCCTTTCTATCTGGCCGGGAACATCTACAAATTAGATCAGTTGGATAATACGAGCGTATTCAAGCTGGCCCTTTACAAGAAGGAAGGCGAGGATTGGATAAAGGCTAATGACCTAGACTTGATCTTGAAGTTGAACGCCGGCTACAACATATTTTACGTATAACGAACTAAAGCACGATACATCATGGAAGAGCGAAAAGATATTTGCGAGGGTTACGAGAGGGATAGCGTACAGCAGCTAGACAAGCTGGCCAAGGATAAGAACGAGCGTTTCCCGATCTATCCGTTGACATACATTCAGGCCGTATATGACGCTAGGACGAAAGAGAGGCTTGATTCCATATTGTGGAAATGCAACAACGTGTATTTGCCTTGGATGGGATCGGCTGGGGATACCCGCATACAGTTGCCTTTCTGGATGAGAAGGAAGGGTATCATAATCACTTACAAGAACCTTGACGATGAGACGATAACGGAGAAACTCACCTATGATCTTTGTATCGCCGATGATTTCTTCCGTCTTGACTCCTCTTGGACTAGGATAACGGACGCCCTCCCGGTCGGAGGTAACATAACCATAGGCTCTAACGGAAATTGGTTTCAGGATGGCGTTGATACCGGCTTCAAGGCACAGGGACCTAAAGGGGACAACGGGCTTACTCCCATGCTTCGCACGGTTAATAACAAGCTTCAATACTCGTATGATGGAGAGGTATGGAATGAGATCTCTGAGTATATCGCCGCTTGGTTCCGCTATCAAGACAATAAGATCCAGATATCACGGGATCAGAAAACATGGTCTGACCTGTCAAAGCCGTTCACTCAAGACCTGTATATAAAGGGGTATGTCGCTACCTCGTCAGCCCTGCCCTCTACGGGCGTGAAACAGGGTGATATCTACATGGTAGGCCCTACGTACGCGGCTGAGGACACGGAACATAAGAATCCTATATACCGGATGTACGTGTATAACGATTCAGGATGGGTGGATAACGGGGTTTTCCAAAGCATAGCCGCCGGGGTGGTTCAGACGATCGGGAATAGCGAGACGGAGGTCATGAGCCAAAAGGCTGTTTCATCCATCGTCGGCCTAGACACGTACCCAGTCTTCTCCGATACCAAGCCCTACGTAAAAGGCGAGATCGTTAATTACGGCGGTCTCTTGTACGAGTTCACGGCTGATCATGAGGCGGGGGCGTGGATTGGCACGGACGCAAGGGAGACGAGCTTGAGGGAGGAGGCGAAAAACAAAGATATAAGACTAAATAGTTTATTCGAATACATTTCGCCGGAAAAACTTGAGTTCGATTATAAAGAATGTATGTTATTATTAAATATAATAAATTTAAATGGGAAGACTAATCGATATTGGGTTCTTCAACAAGGATGGGTGCAAAATCCAGAAGTAGTTCAGCCGTTTCCATGTTTTTTATTTGAAGATGTGGATGATCCGTCCAGTTTAATAGAGGTGTATTTTAGAGACATAACAACAAAACCAAACAATACGCAATATTACGAATGGTATAGTGATGATAAGTCCATAAAGATTGAAATATTATTTGACTGGGCTAAATACAATACTCTTTTTTCAACTTATTACCCGGGTAATAGAAAACGAATAATTGTAACATCAAAACCCATTGATTACAATACAGTACAAAATCCAATAGAAATAAAATTTAATTCTACCAGTACATATCATTTGCCAGAGTATAAAATTAACCGGTGTATTAAACATCTTAGTATTTGTGATTTTGATACTACAAATGATATTGAAGAATGGTCACTACTTCGTGCGGGATTTTTAACAAATAATTCTTCTAATCAAATAGTGTTTTATTTCTTAAGAAAGAAAGATAATAAACAAATAAGTTATAATTCTGAAAAATTAGAAAGTATACCAACTGGAATTTGTTTTTATGAATTTTATTTAAATTCCACTCATGTTAAAATACTATTTGATTGGGATAAATACACAGAGTATTTCACCAATCGTTATGCACCATTAAATGATGATAAATTATATATTACCGCATACAAAGGAAACAAGAATCAAATAACAAGTAAAGGATTTTTGAATTCGTCTGTCGTGACTGAAAATAACATTAATATAGCAAAATGCTATTACAATTTAAGATTGTATGAGTATAAATACAGTGGGGAAACTTATGAATTGCGACAACAAGGTTGGGCTGATTCTATCGGATATCCTGTTTTCTATTATATAAAAGAAGGGGCGCCGTTAGAAGATATGCAAATGTTTAATGAAATCGATGTAACACAAAGACCTAGCGGTATATTGCATTACGTATTGGATAACAAAAATATTCGAGTAGAATTTGATTTTGATTGGGATTCTTTTTTTAAATATTTTCCAAATGATATTTACAGATATTCTGAAAAAAATGCGATTAAAATAAATCCTATTGAGTTTGAATATGCTAGAAAAACCGATTTGATACTTCCTTATATTGAGGACGTTTCATTAGGTCAAGAAGATTCTGGGTTGGCAATATATGAATACTTTAGATCACTTTACGTCATCTTCAATAAGCCTGTTAAATACAATTCTATTTTAAATAAGTTGAAAATTGGAGTAAATAGAAACTATTGGACAACAGAACCCGAAAAAGTAAAAATAAACATTGTCGTTGGTCAATTTGATCAAAGGCAAACCTTAGTTAATCCTCGGATATACACTTTTAATTTTAAAGAATTGTCTCCAAATTATATTAACGACAATGAAACTGAATTTTATTTTTATGATAAAAATGTCGTAATAAATAAAGGGGAAATAGTTGGTATTAGATCTGGCAATACAGCAGCGGGTGATGATTTTATATTTTTGGTTAGTAGATCTGAAAAATACAGCGATTATGTGTACGCAAGTAGTACAATAGATGGTGTATTTGTTGCCACAAACCAATTTACTACATTTCAATACAGTGTAGTAGAATTTGATACAAATCTTGCAACTCAAGCTTCCGTGGAAGCTCTACAAACATCTGTTAATGTACTTATAAATAATGAAGCAAAATCATCAAATATTTTAACAGATACAGTTACAGGTGAAAAATACAAAATACAAGTAGCGAATGGTAAATTAACACTAAAATCGTTAAAATACAAACGAATTTTGTTAATTGGGACTTCGCAAACACATCATGACCCATCAGAATCTGTAGGATGGTATGTGAATAGAGCTATGGCCGGCAGTATTGATAATAATGTGTTGCCCTCATACTTATTAAGAGGAATACAAAAAACATCCCCAGATGCAACCATTTCTATAATGAATGATTATTCTTGGCAAAGGAATTATGTAAACTTTGATTACTCTGTATTTGATAGTACCATTGAGAGTGTTAATCCTGATATTATATTTTTAGTGACAGCTGGTAATAGTACCTATTCTGAAGAATTAGAACCTTCTGCCGAAGAATATTTGGATTACTTAAAGAGTAAAGCTCCCGGTGCAGATATCTACACTTTGGTTGGTTGGTATGGACAACAAAAAGCAAATGCCATTACTGAAGCTAGTCTTAAAAAAGGCGCAATTCCTGTTAATGTGTCAGCGAATTATAATTCATTGAACACTTGGTTGGTGGGAGATTACTATTATGGAAACAATACATACTATCCAATAGTTAATGAGGGTGTAGCGACACATCCGAATGACATGGGTCACATGTTAAATGCAAATCAGTTACTGAATGCGTGTTATGCCGATAATAATGAATCTGAAATATATAATATTACTATTAATATTACAGGAGCAGGGAAGATAACAACCCCGAATAATAGATGGGTAAAAGAAGGTATAGTAACATTAAGAGTTGTATCAGGAACTATCTCTGAGATTACAGGTCAAACAAAAAATGGTAGTACAGTTAGTTTAGTAAGTAGGACTAATGATGTGAATTCAAATTGGTCAAATTATTACACATTCATAATGCCCAATGAGGATGTTATAATTAATTGTGTTTTCAAATAACAAAATAATATATAATGTACCGCTACATCTCCTACATATCCGACCTCGCAAATTGGGCTAAGTCCATCGCCATAGCCGCCGTTGTCACGGCGATGGACTTCGTTTCGCCGATCGAGAATTTCTTGGTGGTGATCCTGTCGCTGGCCTTCATCGATACGTTCTGGGGGTTGGCTGCGGATCACGGGGATTTCCGGAAGAGTAAGTTCATCCGTAGCTGGTTATACATGCTTGTGTATTTCCTGATAATTATCATTTCGTTTTGGATAGGCGTGATGATGGATATATCGGAGGATAACGCCAAGGCTTTCGTGTCTTGGATCACGTGGGCGATGATATGGTTTTACGGGACCAATGTCTTAAAGAACATGGGCAAGGTATTCCCGGATAACAAGGTGATAGCCTTCTTGTATTGGGTTGCCGCCGTAAAATTCATTAGTAAGGTCAATTTCTTGGATGAGTATAACAAGACAAAGAATAAAAAAGGCTCCCCAAATCCAAAAGGATAGGGGGAGCTGGATAAATTTTAGCTTCCTGTCTTTCGCAAGGGAGGATAGCAAGGTTAACAAAGCGCATAAAAGTATAAAAAATAATTGATATGAGAACGATTAACAGGAAAATCAACTTGATCGTGATCCATTGTTCGGCCACTAGGGTAGATAAGGATTATACCCCTGAGCAATTAGAGAGAGACCACAAGGCGAGAGGATTCAACTCCGCGGGTTATAACTATTATATCCGGAAGAGCGGGGAGATAGTATCTATGCGTCCATTGGAATTGATTCCGGCTCATGTGACCGGATATAACAAGAACAGTATAGGAATATGCTATGAAGGTGGTCTTGATCCGGACGGGAATCCGGATGATACACGTACGGAGGCACAGAGACAGTCGATTATAAGGCTGTTGTTGGATTTGGTCGTACAGTTCCCAGATAGTAGGATCTGCGGTCATCGTGACCTATCCCCGGATCTTAACGGTAACGGTAAGATTGAACCGGACGAGTGGATGAAGATGTGTCCGTGTTTTAATGCCGAGGAGGAGTATCGCAATATATGAAACCTTGGCAAGTAATATTAATACTAGTGTGCTTGGTAGCCAGTTTCACGGCTGGCTACCATATCCGGGGGGATGTGGCTAGTGATTCGATATCCAAGACCGACACGTTCGGCAAGGTGGATACGATACATGACAGCATCCCGTACCCGGTCTATGAGACACTGGTACAAACAATACCTGAGCCGTTCCCTGTTTATATCACGTTGGACGGTGACACGGTAAAGGAACCTGTATATGTTCCGGTACCCATAACTCAAAAGGAGTACAAGACGGATGATTACCGGCTGTCAATATCCGGCTATAAGCCAAATCTCGATTACATCGAGGTTTATAGAAGGACTGAGTATATAACCAAGACAATGAATCCACGTAGATGGGGAATAGGAGTTATAGCAGGTTATGGGATCGGTAAGAATGGCTTGTCACCCTATGTCGGGATAGGTGGGTTCTATAGGATCTGGTAATGAGTAATACCCATAGGGGCGGGTATTGAATAAAGCCCCTATTCCTCCAACTCTTCTACCTTCCGGAGGAAAGACATAACTCCATGTATGTTTTTCGGGGCTTGTACCTATAAAACATACGTGGAGTTATTTTGTTTAACAAAATCTATAAAAAAGTTATGAGTAAGGTAGAGGAATTTTACAGAAGGGTTATTTCTATCGCCTGTGAGGTGTGTGGGGTTGATCCTATAATGATGTTCTCATGTAAAAGAGAAAAGTACGTTGACGCACGGAATCTTGTCATAATGAATCTAACGATGAAAGGCTACACGGATACCGTGATATCGGAGCTTACGGGATTGACGAGACAGGCTGTCAATTACGTAAGGAATACTTTCCCTAGCAAATACAATCGTAGCTGGATGCTCATAACTTATCAGCAACAAATTAGCAATGAATTAGCAAAGGACTAGCAAATCATTATTTTAGAAGCAAAAGCCTTCTCTTGATTTTTGTGTCACGGTTGATATTGACCGTAACTAAAGATTTAAGATATAATGGAAAAAACTTATGTGTTTAATCAAGACGGAGCTGGCGGGGCGAGCAACGGTTTGCTGGCCTCTATCCTCCCGTCCTTGCAAAACCGTGGTATTGATACCGGTTATCTCATGGGACTCATGAACGGAGGTAATGGTAACGGTGGTTTCTTCGGGAACAACGGAGGCTTTCAGGACATCATCGCCCTTATCGTGATCGCCGCTATTTTCGGTAACGGCAGCTTCGGTTTTGGGGGGAACAACAATCAAGGTGCCAATGAGGGCAGGGAAATGATTATGCAGATGCTTAACAGGAATGGCGTGGATATCGCCGCTCTAGCCCAATCGTTGAACTCCTCCTCTGACCAGATCTTAGCTGGTATCAACTCCGTATCGCAGGCTATCTGTGGCCTAGGCAACCAGATGGGACAGAACACCAACAGCATTATTACGGCGATCATGCAGGGTAACCACGCATTGACCTCTCAAATCTGTAACTGTTGTTGCGACATGAAACAACTCGTTACCGCGCAAGGATACGAGAACCGTTTAGCGAACTGCGAGAACATGAATACACTTACACGTACGATGGAAGGGAACACCCGATCCTTGACGGACGCTTATCGTGAGGGTTTCCAGTCTCTCTTAGCCAAGATGGATGCTTCCGAGGCACGCCGTCAGCAGGAAGCTCTCGCTGCGAGGGACGCGAGAATAGCGGTCTTGGAGGGAGAAATCTCGCAGCGTAACCAGAACGCTACGATCCTGAACGCTTTTGGTCAACAGATCGCCCCGTTATTGTCTGGATTGCAGGAGTTGCGTAGTGACGTTGACGGAATCAAGTGTAAGATGCCTCCAACGGTATCCGTCCCTTATCCCCAATTACAGGTGTATAACCCGGAGACTTATCGTGCGGCCGCCTTCGGCGCGTTCGCTGGAGACGCGGCGTATGCCCGCGGTGGTTACGGATGTGGTTGCAATAACTATTGGGGTTGATCCAAGTAAGAAAGGAGGTAATTATGTGGCCTAACTTTTTTACACAGCTCCCATTCCCGTTCCCCTCGCTTGGAAGGGCTAATTTCAACACCTTGCCAACGGTGGCTGTAACGGTTGGGGCGGATAACGTGACTTTGGAGCTGCCTAACCATGCGTTCCGAAACAGGGACTATGTGGGCGGGTTCTATGTCAATCTCCGTCAAGCCATACCGGAAGGGACAACGGCGACACTCCCGATCCTTATCGGTACTAACGGTGATACCCGTCCGCTACTGGCTTATGGCAACGAGCCTGTCACGGTGGCGAACCTTGCGGGCACCGGTATCTATGAGATCCATTATAACAAGTACACGAACGAGTTGTACTTGGTCAATGGAGGATATAGACCAACCGCGGCGACACCCGCTCCGACGGGTTCGGAAACGGCGAGAAGTAAGTAAAAAACAAACACGGGGCCGTCAAAAAGGCGGCTCCATAAAAATCAATCACTATGTTTCAGAATCTTCGAGTTAATAATCAGTTATATATCCTTCATAAGGAAGCCAAGCATTTTATCGAGATAGGCTCGGTGGTAAGCGTTTCGGCACCTAAACCGAAGTATCCTCTAACCCAGCCGTTCGCCGCCCAACCGATGGAGATGGTAGTGGACGTGGTGGTCTCTATCAACGGCCAGAACACGACATTCCAGAACCTTCCGGCTGGCGGGGATATAGCGGACTTCGGGCAGAGCGGTAATATCGTGGTATCGTGCTCCCGTGATGCCATGAATAACGAGATATCCATGATAAGGCAAAAGAGGCTGGATCGGGTAAACAGCAGGGATCACGATCTTGGCGTGATAGCGTCATGCGATGAGATGCTGACGATGATCAATCCAGAATTCGCCGAGAAGCAACGTCAGGAGCAAGAGATCAATACCCTCAAGGGGCAGATGTCCGAGATGAGCAAGAATATGGCAGAGCTTATGGAACTGAACAAACAACTGATTCAACAACTTGGAGCTCAAGAGACAACTAAAAAGTAATTAATTATGGGAACATATAGCAGAAAACTGAAAGAGCTGATCGAGGAATTCGATGCCATGGAAGACGAGGATATGTTGGAACTGGCGAAGGAGGCCTATAAGCTTGGCTGTAGGGAAGGAAAGCGGAAGGCCATGGAAGGCTATGGCAACCGCATGGAGGAAGAAGAAGACGACGAGTTCGAGGACGACGATGAGTTCCGTGAGATGTGGGAACGTGGCGGCTACGGCAATCGTGGCGGTGGCCGTGGATCATCTAGTGGAGGTTATGGTAATCGTCGGGGAGTAAGAGGTTCCGGACGTGGACGTAGGTAATAATAATCATGAGAGGGGCTTTCGCCCCTTTCTTAAATCTACAGATCATGAGATTAGACGCATATGATAAATTTCCTACGGGAATGAGAGAATACTTAAAGGCGTATGGCTGGCATTTCTCCAAGGCCATGTGCGATTTCGCCGTTTCTCGAATGTGGACGGAGGACGATTCCGGAGAGAGAAAAGAGACTAGAGGTTATACCAAGGAGGACGTGGATAAGATATTGAGGCAATACGGCATCAAGCTAAACAAGTCCGAGGGATATGACTATGTCTATGTAGCCAATATGTGCCTGTTTGATTTTCAATCTAGATTGCCATTGAATGAGCAAGGACTAGCGAGATATATCAAGGCCGTGATAGATGATCCAGACGGTTATGATGGCATGGTGTTCACTAGATATTATGCGGATTGCATAGGATCTGGTACGCCTATCATATGGGAGGATATGCTATGAGCGTAAGTTTAATTCATTGAAGCGATGATAAGGCGTGATATCCATATAGATCAATACGATTGGATCGTTCATGTATATCTCCATGTCACATGCTATCGAACAAAAGAGATAATCCGGCGACTCAAAGGTATAGGCTGTCCTATGGATAAGCTACATGAGGCATACGATAATATGATGTCTTGCTCCTTGGATACGGGACTCACGTACTCGAATTATGAGCGTCGTGAGTCCGTCATGGTCATAGGTCCTACATCCTCCTATCGTGAGTTTGCCAATTCATTGCTTCATGAAACAAGGCATCTTACGGATCACGTATGCTTGGCCATGGGTATGGAGATAGGAGAGGAACCTATAGCTTATCTCGCTGGGTATATAGGAAGCGCCCTCGCTGACGAGATAAGATTATTTGTTTGCGACTGCTGTCATGAGGAAGAAAGAAAAAGGATCATAAATGGAAAAAAGAAAAAACATACGCAAGGAACGAGGCGATTCTATAAGACATGAGATCGATCATCTTATAGAATCGTTGTCGTTCGAGCCTATTAACTTCCATGAAGTCAAGGCTAGGATCGGGCATCTGATGAGCATAGAAGGGAAAAGAAAGTGATATTACACTTTATCCTCTATGCTAACATCAAGGCTTGTCGTGCCTTATTGAGCGCGTCTTGATTAACCTGTCCGTTGATCGCGTTCATTTGATCAGCTGGGACACCTTGGATATTTCCACCTTGCTCAACCGCTTGTTTGTTGGATTGAATGGACTGAAGTATCTGGTCTGATCCGGGGTAATATGATAGTGATAACATTTGCTCCGCGGAAATGGCTCCGGCCATCCATAATTCCTTCACCAAGTCGTTTAACATCATTCTCGCTACCGGAGATTCAGCGGATTCCTTGATGTTGACCTTGAAATCTATATCTTGGACTGTCTTCGGGTCATACTCATTATAAGTGGCATAACCCGCAGATCTCTCCATCGATATGTTCCTTGGGGATTGATAATATTGATGGATCGTTTTCATCTTTTTACGAGCGATCTCGGCCTCGAACGTGGAGAACTTGGTTAGCAACGTAGCGATAGACGTAGTGGAGTTCTGTGTTTCCATGGCGTATCTGCTTGCCGCCGTTGATCCCGACGGGGTTTTCCCTTGCAAGGCTTCCGACACGGACGTTATATCGTTTATGAAACTCAATTGTAATTGCAATAGCTCAGTGGTACCGATATTGGTAGAGTTCGATGTTATGACCTCCGGTTTGTTCCCGCTCTTGGACGGCTCGTAAAAAATAAATGATCCGATCTCAACGAATTGCTCGGCGAACTCACGATTGGACATCCCGTCCGGAACGGAGTCTTTAGGGATCATCTTTACTCCCTTTACCGCTGATTGGATAGCCAAGTCGTTAAGCATGATCAGCCGGTTGATGTATCGTTGCTGATCTATGATAACGGAAATAAAAGGAACTGTCCTCCCATTCACCAAATAATGTAACTTATAAACATAGGGGTGAGACTTATACTCATAAGGCGTGTCATACTCGGTAAGTACACGTCCGTCCGGTGATAGCATCTGGAAATGCCAATATTGATCTATTATATAGGTGTATTCTATCAATGGAATCTCCTCCGGTGGTAATCCCTGAGATATTCCCATACGCATACGATCCTCGTTCTCTCTCTTGATAACAGGAAGATCGCTAAGCTCTATCCTGTATATAGGATCATCGGTGTCCATGATATCCACGTAACGGTATCTAGGCTTGTTCTCCAGTGTCCAAACATGGTAGGTCCGGCACAGGTCGGCGGCGGGAGGCGTGTCGAAAGACTCTTCCATGAAACGATCCGTCTGCTGGGTTCCCAGATTTTCCATACGATTGAGCCAAGGTGAGTAAATATCCTCCAATTGCCTGTAATCATACTCGGACTCCGCTAATACCGAGGCCAGCTCGCCTAATGTATAGTCACGGATCTCCCCGATCAAGGAATCATCCCAGTGCCTTGGATCATTGGCTTTCGACTCATAGAAGAAATAGGAAGGGTTGACCACGTAGGTGTAGCTGTCCTCTATATCGTCATGGCTAGACCATTCTTCCGTTACCACGGCGCATCCACCGCAAATAAACTCTATCATTTCGGAGGTGAGGACATCTTTCATAAGGTTATTTTCCCAGTTGGTCTGTAAAGCGTCCGTCATCATCTGTGACTTGGTATCCGCGTCTTTCTGCCGGGCGAAACATACGGGAAGGGTAGCGGTCTTTGCGTATAACCCCGCCAATGTATTTACGATCTTGAAAAGATGATTGTTCTGCAAAGCGACCCCTCCCGTACGCCTCGCTATCCTATCGCGTTCCTTCGTTCTTTTCCCGTCCTTGTCCACCACGATATCACCCCATTGGTCACCGAACACGTAACGGAAATTACGAAGACGGGTGGCCCTGAAATCGCTAAGGTTTTCCCAAGCGTTTTGGCACCTAGACAGTAAAGGTATGTTGGTCTTGTCCGTGCCTGATATCTTGACGCGGTGCTTGACGCTATCAACCGTCGTGGGGCGTCGGGAAAACCGAGATTTAGGAATAAGTCGTTTCATGATTGGTCTTTTTAATCGCAAATAAATCGAATAAAAGGACTTGGTTTTGTCAGAATAACCAAAATAACAAAATAATCATACCTAAAGCCCTATTTTTGCCAGAAAAGGATCACAAATGACATATGAGTTTGAATATATAAAGGCGATAGATAAATGCGAGATGCTATCCAGCTTCGAGGGACGTGATCTCGTCGGGGATAGCGGGGAAAGCCTATATCTAAAGATAAAGATAACGGAACAGGACAGGCCTCTTATAAGGACATATCTGGAACAGGCGGCGAGGGTTCTTGAAGAAGGTATGGCCAAAATCATAACCTCTTCCGCTTATTCGGAAAAAGGGTTCGTATGGGAGGTCAGGACGGAGGATACACGTTGGAATGTCAACAGGAAACTGGACGAGAACCTGTTGGACGCTCTGGTTGGTTATTCCATGATGAGTTGGCTTTCCGATCGGAAGCCTGATAGGATAGGGGTTTATAAATCTTTGTGGGAGGATATGTCCGTCATGTGCGTGAAGAACATATACAGGAAGAATCCCCCGCTATTAAAAAAAGCATGATATGGACATAAATCTAGGTTGGACATATTTAAAGCATGACATAGACCAGTGGACGTGGAGGCTGGGAGATATGAGAAAGGAGGATCCCGGTAAAAGATTCTCCTCGCAGTCCGATGATAACGAGGCCGATGATACTTTTATAAGACGCAAGATAGAGGAGGCGGTGGCGACCTTAAAGGTTTCCTTGTCCGGTATCTTGGAGGATATGCCCGGCGATTCGGATGATTCATTGGATACCGATGCCGTGAATTGGGTGTTGCGCATGAAGGATCGTCGTGGAGGATATGATGGCGAGTCGTTGGCGACCTTGGCCCATAAATATGTGGTGTGGTTCGTCCTTTGGAATTGGTGCCTGATTTACTTTGAGGAACTAGCCGGAAAGCTAGAGGAGGAGTTAAAGGGTATAGCGTCCATGATCGAGGAAACCGCCTATTCAAGGAAAGCCCCTCGAAAGTGCAAGAGGAAGCCGTTTAAGGATATCGATGATGTCATTGTTGATGATGTCATTATAGAAACAGGAGAAATATGAGAGACAGGAAAATCATACAGCCACGTGTCGATATGCGTGGATTTGAGTTAACGATAACGCTATTGAGGTGCGAGATTGAGTATGACGTGGATTTCGAGACATGGAAGGTTGGGGATGTATCGGGCCTTCCCGGAAAGGAAAGAGCTGGGCTGGGGACCTCAGAGGAAACGGCGGATTGGATGTTTCGTCAAGTGAATGACGCGTTGTCGGAGGCTACCGGCCATTTACGGGCGTTTTCCCCTTGGGTTCAGAGCCGTGCCGTAACGGACGAGGTGAAGGATGATAGGGAATGGATCATAAACTTGGTGATGGAAAGAGGATGGCGTGGAGATCCGAGGAGATTGGCCGTTTATATCCACCGTTTCGTGGTTGATAGCGTATTATCTTTTTGGTATAGGATGGTAGATCCATCTAGGGTACAGATGTACGCCTCTCAAAAGGAGGAGGATCGAAGAAATATCATAAACGAGGCAAGGGAGACACAGGTTAAGGATGTTTATTTCAGATTATAAATCATGGGAAAAGGTTTTGAGAATGGTCACATGAAGATGGGAGGAAGGGAGAAGGGAACCCGGAATAAGAACACGGAGATAAAGAATTTTTTCCGTGATTTCGTAATCGACAATCAGGAAGAGTTCAAGAAAGCTTTCCTCAAGCTAAAGGATAAGGATAAATGCGCTGTTTATTTAAAAGCTAGTGAGTTCGTGGTACCAAAGGTATCCTCTATAAAGTTCGAGGACGCTAAAAACACTAATTCCGCTATTGAGTTGTTGAAGATTGCGGCCAGTTACAAGCAAAAAAAATGACATATACCCCCGGCTAGGCCGAGGGGTACTTTAACGCATCCTCCAATCCCTTCTAGTCTCGAATCTTACTCTGGTTCCTGATAATGTATCTAAATCATATAGGTTTGAGAAATAAACGAGCCGATAGTATTTAAAAGCCCTTTGCCTAAGAGATTTAAGCCGAGACCAATTTTTCCTATCCGCGCTTACGAATACCGCTATCTTGATTTTTGAGGACTCATCCTTTCGTAAACCCAACGTCCTAAGATCGACTAGTACCTTTAAAGAGAAAGGATCTCCTAACGTCAAGGCACGTGTGATCGCTATGCCTTTTCTGGTATCTTCCGAGACATATTTTTCCAGTGAGTACAAGGCGTTACCTATTTGCACCACCGAGCTTGGATAATCTTGCGCCATGGCCTTGACCTCTTCCCCTACGAAAGTGGAGAATTCCCCGGTGTCCAAAGAATATACATAATGCTTTCTAGTCCCTTTGGGATAAATATGCAATAGGGAATTCGTATAATCATAGGCAATCTTACAAGTTCGCAATGTCTCTACGAAAGTTTCCGTGTCCGGGATGAACAGATCGCTAAAATCCGGGTTGACATTAAAGAATGTCTCATCAATATTTGCTCCTTCCAACGATGACGATAAAAGGCTGATATCGGAGCCTTGCAATAATTTAAGGCCACGCTCGGTACTGAATACTATCGAGGAATCCAGTTGCGTGATACTATCCGGATTATTGCAAACATCCCTGCTTATAGGTTGGATGGAGGAATACAATCCCGCGTCCGATAATTGCAAGGCCCATATCCCATCGGAAGAGAAAGCGTATAAGGGAAACTGCCCGAATTGCCCTTGGGACAGTGCTTTAGTGGTGGATCGGATACCTACGATCCCACCGGTTCCCACCGTGTTTATTCCCGCCAACGGGAAATAAAACGGGTTATTGACCTCGGACGTATATATCTTGTTTGGCATATTGACCGACTTGTCCGTTGATATTGGTGTGCTATCGCTGCCCGGTTTAAATATGATCGGGGCGTATGAGTCGAAATAGTAAGCCCCGTTCAGCGTGTTATGCGGAGAGAGGGTAACGATCGCTTGGTATCCGTCCGAATTCCGTGTTATCACCATCTTGTATGCGTTAGCGTTGGGGTAATATAGGTAATGCAAATTGATACCAAGGTTATATGAGGAGGATGTTTGAACGACGATATCCTTTTCTCCTTCTCTTATGAAAACCTTTATGCTCAACGTGCTGCTACCGTCGTTGTACGTTACCATGGACTCCGGAGGATAACCATCAAATAGTATCCTTTTTATATTAGCTATATTTAACCGCTGGTTATAAGTATAGGAATAATCAGGTATTAGCCAATCTAAATTCTGGTACCCGTCCGCGTCAACAAGTTGCTCTCGATTTTGCAACGATTCCAGCACATTATCCTCTAAAGTGAGAGAGCGTCTTTCACCCCCGTTATAACCGCACAAGTCCTCATACGCTATGCTTGCTACTTTGTAAAACAATGAATTATCCGGCACCTTATTATCCATGGCCTTTCCGGGTAAGACGAGTTGATCGGTATAACCTGATCCCGGCAGGGCTATGGATAAGGCTTCCTCGAATGTATGCCTATTGTAATATCCTCCACCTATAGAGTACACCCCGAAACCGTTATCGTCTGATATCTTTTGTGCCCCATTAATCTCCCCATAATAATCAAAGGTGTATATTGGCGGCGTTATGAATATATCAAGGCTTTTAACTATGTCCTTCCACCATTCTCTTTGATTCCCCATTCCGCTGACTTTGTAATTAATGGAGCATACCACTGAGGATATAATGAAGTTTACAATGATCTTTGCGTCAAAATCCTCTGTGTCCACGTCAATAGTAAATGGAACGTGAGGAATTACTCCGGACGATGGTATCATCAGTATCGGGGCTGATTGCATGTAAGACGTTCCGTCATATAGTCTATAAGCGTAACGAATAAAGAACGGATATATAAACATGCCTCGATCTACACTTCTCTCCTTGATAAATTTTGAGACATATCCCATCACGGAATTACTGATAGTTGATAGTTGATCTTCCGTAAAGGCTCCATCATAGGGCGGATCAACGGATACGGACAATTGTTCGGTCTTATCCAATGATCCTACCAATCCGAATGACAGGATAGGGAAGGGGGGCTTATCTCCTAATTCCTTATAAAACTCTCCATCCCAAAGTAAATATCTTATAGGATCTTCGCTTATTACAATCAAGGTGTTTCCTATGGACGTGATAGCTTTGGGTATTTTGTCATATTGGTTCGCTCCAATAAGATGGGTCGTTCCGTCCGTATCCGCATAACGTAAAACATTCGTCTGGAAAAAGATATAGTGAAGGAAATCCTTTGTCCGATGCACGTACATAAGTATCGATCCTTCCGGAAGGGTTATGCCTAATTCTTTCGGAGGCTGTATATTCACCAACTCACCATTCTTGGGTATCAAATTTACACATTCTGATAATTCCCCCTCGTTCCCGATAGATGGAGAACGGTGTATCCCGTAGGATAATGAAATATCTTGCTGTTCCATTTTTTGCGATAAAATTATATGATATAAGTAATAGGTTTTGACATATTGATCAAAACCTATTGCATTTAGATGGCCTTGATGTGCCTGTTATGATGACATGTATTTTTTTACGACATCCATATTACTAAAGGACATGGATAGAAACCGCACTGAGTCATTCCTTACGCTAGTCAATGCCTCCACGTTGTCTTCAAATGGATTTAACGATTTTATGGTGGAGATAAGATCATGCATACAATAGCATGCCAACAATACATACGATCCCATGACCTCTGAATTGTTCTGTTCAGCGGCCTTATGCAATACTTTGTCTGCGAATCCCATCTTAACCATATTACCGTTATCATCTTTTTGATACATAGGTATATCAACTCCCATTTTGTCCTTGAAAAAATCCGCTATGGATAAATTAGCCTCTGCTTGTAGGCATCCGTATAGCCTCTCCAAATCTTTCGGGATGGTCTCTTGAACTATATCTGTCCAATCATCACAGACCAACTCCCTTATGACTGAGTAAGGCTCAAGCCTGTCATTGGGAATATCCATGACTTTCACGCTTCCATCCTCGTTATAGTCATCGTCATCGCCGCCATATTCATTAACGCTCTCGACACGTTTCGAGGAAGCGTAATATTTCCAGCTCCCACCAAACTCTGTCAGGTATTCATCCAGTGTTTTTATCCATCCATTCAGCTTGTATATGAATTGATGAAGATACATTTCCCACAAGCATGTATCATAAAAAAGATCAATGCAATATCGGCTATTTTCATCATCTTTATGACGAAAAGTACGGGGTGCGGATATGATTCTCGCCATATCCAAATTCCCTAACACCTTATTGAAAAAGTTGGCCAATAAACTGTCATCATCTATGCGTGATAACAGCTCATAAAAAGGTTTATCTCTCATTAGGCTGAAATTTTAAGGTTATACAAATCAAGGATGAACTTCTTCCCGGCCTCCGTCCAATACATATGCTGGCGTGTCTTAATCTCATGATTATTTATTATTAATAGAATGCTCTAATTCCGTAACCAATGACACATTGCAGATAGCTCTTTGTCTCTGCCACTCAAGAAACTTATTTTGTAATTCCTCGTTTCCCGAGTCAGATATTAATCTGAGCAGTTCAGATTCTATTTTGCTAAGTTTTTCAACTTCGATTTGATGATTACTTTTACTCATGATTTCTAATTGTTTATTTTAAATACTTATCTATATAATATTCACGAGGTTTGCATTTTACAATGTGGTAATCTATCTGATATGTATTACATGCTAAAGAGTTATTGAAAGCAATTTCTTTGTTTGGATACACCATATCAATACATGTTTTGGGGAATGGATGTCCTTTTATCCACTCTTCAATGTCATCATACCAAATTGGTATGAGGGCATGAGGATCAAAGATGTTCTTGCTTATTCCTATGAGTTTATTTCTCCTCTTATTGAGGATGTCAATTCGATGATGGCAACAACTAATTTGCTGGTCAATATCGCTCCTAATACGTTCTATTCGATCTGTTTTATTCATATTTTCTTAGATGTTAATTCCGTAAGTGTTCTTATCCTCTTTTGATACATTATACCAATTTTCTCCGGAGACTATACCATTAATACCTTTACCTTGCAAATCCGATCTATCTTTGATTGTCTCAGAGATAACCTTGATTGTAGGATAGGTCCCGGTGTAAATTGTTGGAACCAGCTTTACCGCCTGAACTTCAAAAATGGGAGGCAATCCTTCACCCAGAAGATTATCCGGAACAACGGCCATTATTATCATTTTCCCTTCGGGAGCCTTCTGGCATATCATGTTGAAATATTCGTTCTTCATACTTTATATTCTTAACTGTTAGTTATTCTTTGAAATCCAGTTATCAGTATCACAGTGAAAGCAATATCCGGTTTTAGGATGCTCCGCACCGTCTTTTGCTCCACAGGTTCCACAATAATACTCCTTGTCATATTCCGGGGAAAGACCTTTATTCCGTTCTTTGATAACGGCTTTTCTTTCTTCAAGCATCATCATTTTATCGGGATTACGACTCAAATAAAACTTTCTGACTTTCCGTATTTGTTTCTCAAACAGATCGTCAGATTCGGCAATTTGTTTCGATGTATATTTGCTCATGATTCGTTATTTTTTAATTATGAGCCTTCTCATGAAGGCTCAGTTAATACTATTCCTCTAGATCGGGAATATGGCACCAATGGGTAATCTCCCCGAATACCTTATAAGCGTCCTCCCCGTAAACGATAAAGCCGCTATCCTTGCTATGTAGGTAAGCGGTAGCTTTGCCCCCGTACTCACCTCTAACCAAGACTATGTCTTGATTTTCCGGTAACCGTTCTTCCACGCTTACCCACGTGGATTGCTTTGCCTGCCATTCGGCACCCCTCTTGAATCCCTCAATATAGTAAGGTTGTAAATCCTCATTATAGCAATAATCTTCAAATAAAGCGGCATCAAGAGCCGCTTCTTCTACAGTCTGCCCCGTATCAATCTTGCTCATTGTCTTTTCCTCTTTTTATAACTTCAATATCTTCAATCTGTATATACGCTATAACATAGCAATATTCGTTATTTTCATTATCTTCCACCAAAAGATTAAATCGATTCCCTGACAAATCATATATCGGCATAAATACATCTTCGATATATGCTTCAATATACTTGCCATTGTTGTTTACCCGAACAAAATCCCCCTTTTTGAATGGTAGAGAATTTACGTATTCAAGTTTTAGTTTCTCAATCTGATTATTTAGATCTTGAAATCGTTGTTGGTATTCTTGTTTTGTCATAACTTATATATATTTCCCATATCAATATTTTTTTTCATGTCTATATGGCCTTAATTCGTTATATTTTTGTTTCTGTTCAATGTGCCATAAGAGATCTATATACAGCAAGTCCGCATTAAGAAATATAATTACGATAGAAGCCTTGATAACTTCGGCTATATCCCCATCGTTGGTTAGGATAGATGTTAAAAAGAACATCCTCTCAGTAAAAGACATTTCCTTTAAAGCATCATCCCAGTCTTTATATTTCGGTTCATTCGTTAAATCGTAGATATCATCAAGGCTGATATCTATAGATCCGGCAAGGTCTAGCAAGCGGATAACCGCATCGGCCATTTCATCGGGTACTGTATCCTTGACATATTTCTCAAATGCGCGTTCAAAACACTTGTTTTCATCAACTAAAGCGTAATAACGGTTAAACTCACGCTCAAAAGTCGATATACCTTTGAAATATTTTCCTTTCCTATCCGCTTCAACGGCTTCCGAAAGCTCTGTTATCACTAGCATCATAAGATGCCCATTGCTTAACTCCGTCCCATGAAACCCGTGCTCGCATGCGCATTTGTACGCACGGTCACGGAGTGCGTTGAAATCAATCTTGCTCATATTTATTTATCTGTTTGAATTTTATATTCCTCCTTGGAAATCTGTCTGTAATAGTCAATGACCGCATTTTCCACTCTTTTATCCTTGGCTATATTCTCTTCCATTTCCCAGACTTTAAACTTATCGCATGCGATGAATATCCGTCCTCTCTCTCCCCCGGGAAGCCAATACGAAGCGAAGTAGTATTTTTTCTTTGGGTTGAGAATACCATAGATGAGATATATACCGTAAACCAAAAAGGCAATCGTAATCCAGTACCTTGGGATGATAAGCCCTATAGCCCATGTGATGAACACGAAAGAAAGAACTATCAGTATGGAGGTTATCAAGCATTCGATCTTATTCTTCATTTGATCCTCCTTTCCTCAATTCCTCTATCAGTGCGTCTGCACAAGCAACCGCATATTGAGCGACAGCCTTTGGAGTCGTATGTTTTTCGTTTTCCCCGTATTTTACCTCAGAACAAGCATAACCCCCCTCATTTTCATCACTTAAAATACCATTCATGGCGCTTTTAGCAAGCTCGTACCTACGCTGTTCCCAATCGATGGTATTATATGTTGCTTTCATCATTACCTCCTTTCAGCAATTCGGGATTGTCATAAACATTCCCTATAACACTTCCTTGGCACACCTCTGAGTCTAGCAGTTCGCATGGATTAACCCCATCTAGGGATATGCACCATCCTGTATGTTCATACAAGTCAATTACTTTGGGAAACTCTCTTTTCTCTTCATGTTTCCATGTTGAGAATATAACGGCATAAATACGTCCGCTTGGGGCTTTTATTAAATCCCCCTCGTAAATCTCCTTTCCGCTCTTGTCTTTTAAGCCTGTGAACTGGCCTACGGTGTCTTTATGAATGTAATCCCATTCCATAAAAAACGGAGAGGCAGAGCCTTCATTGAATACTCCTTCCTTTTTTATGATTATCATATCTTGCATTTGTGCCCCTAAATCCTTTAGTGTCGTAAGCATACCATGTACCCATTTCCCGCTAGTCGTACTTTTTCCTCTGAATTTAATCTCACGCATTTTGTACTCCTTTCTTTAAAATATCCTCACAAGCTCTACTATCGCACATTGTTGGCTTTTGGTGAAATGAACACCAAGCTTCCCCGTTAGCGTCTTCATCCTCGATAAGTCGGCAATCGCCGCATTTAACCGATAGGTATTTATTGTCAAGGCATCCTTCCTTGATAAGCCATTCAATCATATTCACAACAGCATCTAAGACATTCTTTTTCATAACCTCATGCTTGCAGTCGTATCCCAGTTCTGTGTATTGGATGAACCAATACACGCTATCTTTTGTGATTTCCAAACTTAAATCGGGTCGGTTGCGTTGTGAAATCGTGGCAGGAAGCATATCTATCAATTTAGATAGAGACCAAGCCGGGAATGCCATATCTTGATCCACGTGCCCTTCAATCCTTCTATATTCAAATGCGACCGGCAATTCAAACTCATCCAAATACATGTCCGCAGTCCCCGGTCTCACCCCGGCCTCTAATAGCCGGGATGATTGTTCTTTATTAGTGCAAATTTGATTCATCATGATTGTTTTATTTAATTAATTCAAACTCATAAGCTAAACACCAAGGATTAGAATCCCACGTATATTTACCATAGACGCAATCTATCAATGAGGAGAAAGCCTCTAATGGGGTATCATATCCCTTGTACTGCCCATTAGGAAAATAATATCTCCACCATTCACCGTCGGCGGATTTGTGCATAGTCATCGTTACTCCCTCATTCAAACAGTCCTCGTATGATATATCCTGTAATCTCTCAACTTTGATATTAGTAATACGGATGTGGTGCGGCATGAGGTCTGCACGAGTAAACATCTTATTGAAATATCCGCTTCTTTTAGTCATTACGGGATAACCGTCTTCATCGAGTTCATAATCTGGAAAATTGCCGCATTGACTGTAACTTTGCGCTATGGCTACCTTTTCACCGATCTTGTATTTAGGTTTTAAAATGTAACAGTCAAAATCATCATCAATTCTCAACACGTCATCATCGTAATCATAAGACAACGCTCCTTCATGTTTCATGTAGTACTCATCACCCAGCAAGTCCAAGAACACTTTGTTTCTCGAGTAGTCTATTATTCTTCTCGTAAAGGTCTTACGACCGTCAAGTACGGCCTGTGTCAGACCGTACTTATCATTGAACATTATTTTCTTCATGCTTTATCCCTCATGAATAACTACGCACTCAATTTGTTCCTCAAACGTAACGTCCACTATATCGTAGGTATAGTCATCGGATGTTTTTATAATTACCTCCGCTTCCGGATCTTGCTCTTGGAGAAGAGCGATTAGTTCTTTATTTCTCATGCTAATTTTCTCCTGTTGATTTAAAGGGGTATCCAATGGAAGGATACCCCGGGTAAGTATTAGTTTTGCTCGGCAAGTTTCTTAAACTCCCCAAGCAACATATAGATAGTGGCGATATCGTCCTTGAAACGATCCACCGTTTCCTCGTTGATGCACCATGAGTAATTGAATACAAGGTCTGTCAATTGTTCGCACATTTCCGATGGATTGATAACCTTGTTAATGAACTCGTTGAAGGACGTGAAATCGTATTGTTTAGATAACATGGAATGAAATGTTAGGTGTTATACGGCCTTCTAAGTAATCGTTCAAGTAGTCACGAAGACGCTTGATTCTGTCTTTATCAGACATAGAGAACATGAATTCCTCTTCTGCGTCTTCTGTGCACGCAGATATGGATAATACGGGTTTCTCCGTTCCGGGAATAGGCTTATGGTTCTCGTCTACTGCGTACGAATACGATGGATATATCTCTATTGTTTCTCCGAACGCTCCGATCAGTACTATCGAATTATGGTCTTTTTCCCATCTTTCTATCTCTTCCACGCTCATATCATAAGTATGGATATAATCAAGATTCACCTCGCACATAACGATCAGTTTTTACGGTTAAACACCTCGTCAAGTATATCATCCGGAAATACGCTCACGTTTCCCCATCGAATGTCCGGGATCTTGGTTATCTCGACACCCCTTTTCTTGCATAAAGAGCTTGCCTTTCTCCCCATCGCCCCGTATCGTTGGACATCAAGCTTGATATTGTTTCGTGACACGTAAGCTACGATAGTCGATCTTTTCAGATCGGTGGTAGTCCGTTGCTTGATCTCCTCGATTGTAGACTCCAGCTTTAGCTGTTTATACTCAAGCTCTTTTATCTTCCTCTCGTTTTCGACGTTTACTTGAGCTAGTTTGAGAATAAGTTCGGAAGGTGATAAAGGTTTGTTGAATTCTTCCTCGCAAGCGATGAAATAACGACGGGCTTGTTTCCCCTTTTCGTTTCCTTCCACCATGGAGATTTCCTTTGCCGATTGAATTGTCAATGCGTATTCTGTCCTTGTGGAATAACCTCCATTTGCAGTTTCATAATTTTCGGAAGCTGTAACATAGTCCACGTTTTCAATAAGATCGCATTTTTCAATCCTGTTTTTGATCCAATCAGTGAATTTTTGTTTACTCTCCAAGAACACGTGAAGTGCCCTCGCGTTAACGGCTTTCTTGCCATTTCTCTCATTAATGGGGATTAACGCCCCTACGTTTGTTGTAATTTCTGCCATTTTTGAAGTTCTTTAGGCATTACAGGAAAGTTTTGTGCTGCATCCCTATTTAGCAGGGCAAGCGAAAAGCGGTTGCTTCCGACCCGTTGAACTTCACCACATAGGCAGTGGGCGCATTAACGCTCCACACGGGAGAAACAACCGCTATATCATATAGATGCAACGATCTTACAAGCATAAAAAATGCCCGCTATATACGGCAGGCTTCCGCTTGCCTATGTGTATGAAGTTCGCTGCAAATGTACCACTTCTTTCCAAAACGCCAAATAAAATCCTTGAAAAATTATCCCGCCCTGTCAAAAGCCTTCTCAAAGACCTCCGGCCTTAGCAAGGCGTTCGTTATCGCCGTGAACGCCTTCACTATCCCGGGATGCTCATTTAAGTTTATTCTCACGTCCTTCCCGGCGACCTCGCTTGATAACCGGTCACTTAGGAACTCCACCCTGCCCAAATCTAGATAGGACAGGGGATTGTACGCCAAGGGGACGATTCCCCGCATCCTTTCGCCGAAATCGTATATCGTGATCCTAGACATCTGCGCCAACATGTTTATCGTGGATGACAGGGATGCTATCCTGTTCGCCGAACCGGATACCCCGTGATCCAGCAATATCTGGCTGATCGTGTAGTAATACCGGTCTATATGAGGCTGCACGTCCTCCTCCATGCTTTGCGTTATCTCGGCTAACGCCTCCTTGTTGGCCTTGGCTATCCGGAAGATGTTAGTGTTATAAGCGTTTATCCCCCTCTCGATAGCGTTGGCCGTCCGTTTTGCGTTATGCCTGTAGTGCTCGCTATTCCTTATGGCCTCCATGAGTGATACCGTGTAGTTATACACTTGGTCGTTCAAGAAAAGCACCATGTAGGTTAGCGAGGTGACAAGGCCGTTTGTGTCCTTGTCGATCTCTTCCCAATCGTTGTATTGTCTCATTCTTCCATCCTCCGGATTATATAATCAACAACGTCCTTTACGGTAAGGCATCGTCCGGGATCATCATCAGGGATCGATATGCCAAACTCTTTCTCTAATTCCATTAATAACTCTATCTCGTCAAGACTGTCCATCCATAGATCATCCTCCAGCTTGGATTCCATCGTAAGTGGCGTATCTTTGTGAAAAAGTCTACTCTTTATGATCTCAAATAATTTGTTCTTTATAGTTTCTTTTTCCATTGCTGTAATTATTTTTATTACTCTTATCATAGATGAATGCAGCATTCAACTATGATGAATGAATTGATGCTTCTATCGCCTTGAATATCTCAAATGCTACTTGTGGAACTATCGCATTTCCATAGGATTTTATTGACTCTTGCCTGACATAGGAAGCTGTCCTTTCGCATTCTTCGACAATCTTCTTAGTCGCCAATGCAATTTCATGTGACAGCTCTGGCATAAAGTCTCCAAATTGCTTAAAGAATTGTTCTTTATATTTCTGTCCAAGTGGTGAACTTGCAAATGTTCCGTAGTTCCGCAAATAGCGCAACACTCTTTCAGATGTTTCCTCGCTAAATTGTGAAATACCGATCTGTCTCTGTTCATGTCGTTCATCTTTCGATGTGCGCTGCAAGACTTCGAGCAATAAATCCGGTTCTGGAATCTCGTATAATCTTCCAATCTGTTTCCGAATCTCCTTCTTTTGAAAGTTTTCCCACACACAGGGCAAATCTTCTCTTCTGATATGTTTTTTGATGGCATCGTAGACTTCTGTTTTTATATATCGCACCACATTATTGGAAATCCCATCATATCTGAAACGAACAGGGGGTTGAGTTGGGAAGTTTCTCCAATCTTTTTTGCGATATAAGTTTGTAGATCCGGTGATCCTTCTCCATGCTCGCAAGGTGTTTTCCAACTGTTTGCCTTCGGCGTTGGTAATAAGCCCTTGTAATCGGCTTCCGGCAATCCCTGTTGTTTGCTGTTCGGTCCCCTTCGCCTGAAATCTTGTGCCGTTGGAGTGGGAAGTAGACTCACGTCCATGAATTTCGTTTTCCCGTTCTTGTCGCAAACCTTCAATCCTTGCGTCTGAACGGTCGGAAGCAATGAACCATACCCTGTCCCTCCTGTGCGGGGCTCCGACACCGCAAGCCGGAATAACAACCGGTTGGACGGAATATCCCTCACGCTCAAGATCTCGGCAGACGGTCTCGATAATGTATTCTTGTTCGAGTAGCGTTTCCTTGTCAGACGTTTCAAACAAAGAGGCTTGACTTTCCACCGTAACCTCACTGCCGGGTTGTACCATGCTGGTGATTCCAGCAACGTTCTCACCAATGACCCAAGCGGGTCGTATCTCCCGTATTGCCCGAAGCATTTCCGGCCAGAGGTAACGGTCATCTTCCGCTCCCCTTCGCTTTCCTGCCGTTGAAAATGGCTGACAGGGGAATCCTCCTGTGAGTACGTCAACCTTCCCTCTCCACGGAGTGAAATCAGTTCTTGTAATATCGTCATATTGAATGCTTTTTGGGAAATGAAACCTCAGTACCTTTTGGCACCACTCGTTAATCTCGCAATGGAACAGGTTCTCCCATCCCATCCATTCGGCGGCAAGGTCAAAACCGCCCACGCCAGAAAATAATGATCCATGTGTCATATCTCCTTGGTTTTAGCGAATACCACGCTTTCATGATCCGGTCTCAGATGGGCCATGCAAGCCTTGCTGTATTCGCAGAATCTCGCCCCATCTTCCCGGAAGACGCATCCCCTGCACGGGATCTTGTTCTGGCCGTTGTGGTACGGCCTGTACTTTTCCACGACGATCCTCATGTCACCTACCAACACGATCAACCCGGTAGGGGTATTTCTCAATCTCTCTGTTATTTCCATGTTATCTTCTCCTGCTTTCTCCGTTTAGGATTATCACGTTAAAACTCTTGAACCTGTCCACCAGCCTAGTTCCGAACCGATTCTTGAAATCCGTGACGGATAGGTTGGAAGTGATATGATACTTCTTCTGATGGGACTGGTATATCTCGTACCTTGCGTATAGGAACTCGTCTATTACGCTGTTAAGGCTGGTGCCGTAGCTTTTCTGGTTCTCCGTCTCAAGACCGATATCGTTAAGGCAGATATCGAACGGGTTCCCTTCCATGCTCCCTTTCCCGGCCTCCTCGTTGTACGTGAACCTGTCTATGTGACCATGGATCTTGTAATAGTTCATCATCTGGGTCACGGATAGGTTCACGAAGCGTTTGGGGTTATCCGTCAATTTCAGGTAATCGGCGAATATCTGCATCATGAGCGTTTTGCCCGTTCCCGGATCTCCCACGATAAGGAGGTTCTTGTGCAGCTTATAGTTCTCCTCCGGGAATACGGACTCGGCCAACGGGCAATCGTTGAAATAATACAACAGGAATCTCAAAACCTTGTCATTCCCCCTGTCTGTCTCGAATTGCCGCCTCTCGATCCCTAGGTAATTACAACCTAGCGCCTTTATCATCCGGGCGTGGCTGATGTACTCCGCATCGTCCGAGAGATCGTACCTAGAAACGTTCTGTATAGTCCTTGCGTGCTTCTTCACTAGGTTGAACACCTGTTTTTGCTGGAGCCTCTCTTTTTCCGTAGGCCCCCGCATGGCTTGTATAGCCTCCGAAAGTTTCTTTTCTTGTTCCTCCATTATGTCTTTGATTATAAGCCCTTAGTCCTGTTCCTTGCCACCAATAGGTGAATCGTCTCTTCACGTCATCTATCGTTTTTAGCGTATCGCCTTCCCCGGTGGATACCATCCAAGCTAGGAAGTTATCCAGCTCGCCGGGAATGAGGTCATTGAAAGCGACGCTCAATCCCGATATCTGGCAAGCGTATCTGCGCCATTCCTCGTCCCCCAATAACTCATTCTTGAAATTCTCGAAAAGCGTCTCACGCGTATTAAGACTCTCTCTATTTCCTTTCCTTTCCTTTTCTTTTCTTGTTACAATTTCATCCGTTTTTGTTATAACATTGTTATCGTTGCTTTGCGGATTTGTTATAACATTGTTATTTCCCCATCTTTTAGCCATGCCTAACTTCCCGGCTTCTGATCGTTTTCTTGATTTCTCGTCCTTGAATCCCATCCTTTGCTTGAAACTCTCGGAGTAGAAGTACTTACCGTCCTCGGTAAAGACAAATAACCCGAAATCCTCAATGACGGATTTTATTAAGGATGCGTCCTCACGAAGGTCAAAGGCTATCATGTTATAATCTTTGACACTCATATAGTTTGGCTCCTCTCTAAGACGTTCTAATATCATGAAGAAAACACCATATCCGGCGGCTTTATGCCTCATTCGTAAACGAATCAGCTTATCTGAGTTTCTGGCATTGCTATCGTGCGGAAAATAGCTTGTCAGCTCTTTCCTTGTATCCATACGCTAATTCTCCATAAGCATGTTTTTTATATCATGTAATCATAATTTCCTTTTGAATACATCGCAAAACCTAAGACTATTAGCTACTCTTCCGGTATTTAGCACTTTGCACCATACAGCTAGTCCCTTGTGAGGCTTACCGTTCACGCATTCGCCACATTTCACCTTTTCTTGCTCGTCTTTCTTCTTAGCCATATCACCAAGTCTTTATTTTTATTGGTAGATCGGCGTACCACCAAGCCATAATCGTAGCGTCACGTTGGTCTTGGTTCGTTCTTTTAGGCAAGGAACCGACTATGTAGGAGAGTTCCTCATGGGTTATCTTGCCCTCGTCCCCTTTCCAATGCTTGGTCAAAGGCTTTACCTCCTCGCAGGGAATCCCTATGTGCTCGCACATCTGGAGAAGCAATATCCCGGTTTGCTGGTTACGACCTACATACTTGGCTATCCTCTCGCCGGATTTACCCCTAGCCTTATGGAAGTTGCTTTTTTCGTTAAGCCATCCGGCCTCGACAATGACCACTATGTCTACCCCCTTGTACCTTTCTCTCGCCTCCTTGATAAAGTCAATCAAGGAAGGGAAGGGGAGGCTTGTTAATATTATCTGTCTCGTGGAAGGAGACAGTACGCATACACCGGATTTATCTATGTCCGGGTCAACGGCTATCACCAATTCGTATCTTTTCTTTCCCATGGATTCCTCCTTTCTTTATCGTTTATTAGTAAGAATACGGCCAATATCAATGCGATCAGTCCTAGTATCGCGGTGATAAGGCATATGGCCATTGTCAAGTGATCTAAATCTTGTATTGTTTCCATATTAGATATTTGTTATTCGTGATGGTAGCGGGACTCGAACCCGCATGAGTTGCTGAAATTCCAAATAGGAAAGGACAAAACTACATTCTCTCGATAGTCACAAACCTTAGCGTCTACCAATTCCGCCATACCACCGTGTTTGCCCCGCATATCCTCACGGACGGCGGGGATAATCATTCTAACCCAAATCTAATACCATGAAAAACACACTCTAATATTAATATCCTTAGTTCTGAATCTTTATTAAATCGGGTATCGCTCCATAAATGGGGGTACGACCATCCCATTTGTCGATAAACTGCTTATAAAGAATTTCTTTAGTCAATCCTCTCGAGGTGATTAACGCTTGTTCCGTTTTCAATTGCTCCAACTCGTTGCGTTTCCGTTGCTCCGCTATCTGCTGGTCTAAAACCGAAATATTGGTGTTAACTTCATTCCTACTATCAATTTTCTCGCGAACCGCCTTAGAAAACTCTAATTGCGCCGAGAATGTGAGTAATTGAAGACCTCTTTTCTCGAATTCCTTATCTACAATCTGCTCAAGGCGTTTCTCAAAAAGAAGCGAACCTCCGTCTGCCATTAAGCTATCGGTCTTATGTTTACGGCTTTCCTCCTTGATCAGGTCATAGATGCGAGGTTCTAGTATATTATCCTCCAATGATTGCATGAAACCGTCTTTGCCTGATTCCGTATCAGCCTTGTCTATATGTTTGTTATCGAAAACAACGTCTATTGCCCTGTTTTTGATGACCTTGTAGGAGTAAGTGGGGCGTGCGTTAAACTCCGTATTGTCTGCGGCTTTTAACGTGACAGGGCTTCCGAACTCGCCTCGTTGGTCGAATAGCGGGACTTGAAATAATTCCGTGCCCCATTCCCAAGTTGAAACCCTGCCCGATACGACCTTGAAATCCTCCTTCCCTTGTTTCCCATAATTTTCCATCAATACCCCGGCGTAATTAGGTGCTACACGTTCACAAGAGGATAAAAATACCATAGCGATTATCGCTATAGTAAAAAACTTAAAACTTGTCCTTTTCATTCTTGATAAAATTAAATAGTTTGTAAATTATAAATAATGAACTAGTTAACATAATGACTATTCCTAGCCATGCGTCAACATGGTTAAAAACTCTGTTCCCTACCGGAATAAAGGCTATGGCCAATATCAATACCCAATGTTTGTTGATAAAATTTCTCATATTTGTTGGTTTAGTGCCTCATTGTATAAAGGCATGATTAATCCGATACTGCTTACGTCTTCTACCATGCTGTCAAAAATGATGGCATCGTTAACGCCCTTGAAAGTAGCCGTGCATCGATCGCATTCATATAAAGCTTTCCTCATTATGTCGAATAAGCCCATGTTAAAGGATATTTGAGGAAGCGGAACGCTGGGTTTTGCCAGATAATTTTGTATCGCTTTCTCTGCGTTTGGATATTTTAAGTTCTCATCCGCGAAATAGAAGAATGCCTTATCATTTTTCTTATGACACTCTATCCCGTCATCAGAGATAAGGATGTCATCATATTTCAACATGTCCTTAAAAAATAGACTATGCAGTAATTTGCCGTCTAACGCCTGTATCATGGCTTCGTCAAGGTTTGAGCATTCGGATATCCTGTTTTTAACGATAATATGTCCGTCACTGGCGTAGGCCCAATCTCCCTTGAAATATACGCATTCCATAGCGGGCCGGTTATCGTCTTTTGCGCAAGCCAAAAACATTTGTACGTTCTTGTCAAAGTTGTAAGAACCTTCTTTTCTCTTTCTCATATCATTAATATTTAATGTTGTATTTTCTTCTTTCGTATTGTGGTACATACCCCTTACAAGGGGTGTTCCCTTCAAATAGGGCCGAAACCCTTACAGTTCCCCCGTCTAAGACAGACAGGTCTTTCCAATGCCTCTGCCGTTGATGGCAAAGGCAATGTCTTTTAGAGCAAGCCTCATTGAGGCAGTATTTAAGATCTCTCATTTTTCTTATAGGTTTCCAGCTTCTTGACCTCCTTTTTAAGGAGTCTGGCAGCATCCATATATTTGACGCTGCCATAAGGAGCGGTAATAATAATGTTTGCATGCCTCACGATCTTATTGATAAGGTAATTTGGAGGCCTGTCGCTTTTTCTCATGACTAAAAATTCGATAGGTTTCTCATGAAATCGTATTCGGATATATCCCGAAGGAATACCGAGAAAAGCACGTCCTTCACACGCTCGTAGAGATCCATGAACTCGGCCTCGTCCATCTTGTCGAAGGCTATCGACTTCGGGACCTCTATCCATTCCTTACGTGATATGCTATAGGCCGTATCGCAATGCCCGGCGGCGATCTCGACGGTCTTTCGGAAACACTCCACGCTCTCCTTGAAATGCGCCGTGGTCTTCTCGTTCTGGTAAGACCATGCGCAATTTATCAAGGCGAAATACTTCCTATGGAAATCTATGTTCCGTGCCAGCGTTATCTTGGCCTTGTAGATCTTACCTAGCTTGAGTTTTTTCTTCTCGTCATAGTCGGAATCATAGCATGGCCTCAATCCGCTGGCTGTGTTGAGCAAGTATAGTTCCATGGTCAGAACGGCAATCCATCGTCTTCTCCAACCGATGGGGCGTTGTTGATATCCTCCGGTGAGGGGATATTGCTCTTGAACGTGGATTCCATCAAGTCACCTATGCCATAATAAACGCCTTCCTTTCGCTCCTCTTTCCTTGGGGCGCAAGACACATAATGCGTATAGGTGCGGTTGTCGAACGTGACAGGCTCTTTTTTCTCCCCGATCGAGATATTGAGGAAGATCTTCTCTCCCTTGGCCGTCATTACTTTTTTCATCAACTCCTTCGGTATGTCGCTCAAGCAGATTGAGCCGTATAAATTCGCCATAATGTTTATGATTTTAAATTTTAGATTTATAAGCGGGGCGGTCGGTTATTCGCTACGGCGGGGATAACCACCGTCCCGTAGCCACGGCATGCGTGGATTATTTTTTGTTGAATGTTATAGAATATGACATCTTAGCCATCCGTATCGCCGGATGGATCGTGTATATCTCTCCGGTCTCGTCATCAATGACCGTGGTATTATCCGGCACCGTCTTCAGGAACGCCTCCCGTTCTTTTATCTTGGCATCGAGAAGCATCCTTTCCTCGATCAGCCTAGCGTAGACCGGATCATTGCAATTGGAGTGGTCGTAGGATACGCCTGTCTCCTTTATCTTGACCGTGGCCCCGTTCCAAGAGCGCTCCTTTCCGTATTTCTCGATCTCGGAAAGGACAGCGTCCTTCATCCGGTCATCGTCCAGCGTCCTCTTGATGGTCTCTTGCATCGCCTTTAACTTGACGACGTGTGATACGGGATCTACCTCGCCTTCCAGTACCGGGTTCAAAAGGTCTATGGATAAAGCCTCGATATCGCTTTTCGTTAGCGGGGTCTTGCCGCTTAGCTCTAGTTCTTTGCTCATGACAGGTTATTGTTTATTTTATAGTTGTTGTATATCTCGATAATGGATTCCATTTCCACCTTTCCGACGATGTAGGACTTGTTTATAAGGCTCTCCACGGAGAAAGACTGGTTGGATTCCTTGGCCTTCTTCTCGTTCTTGTATATCCACTTAGATATGGATTCCATGGCACTCTCATTATTTATATGATCTCTCGTAAGCTCTTTCTTCTCGTTGGAGTTAGCCTTTTTAGGCTGCTCTTTAGGCTGCTCTTTAGGCTGCTCCTTTTGGGCGGTATTACCGCTCGCTATGTTAGCGTCCTCGTCATCGTCAGCCACGATGCCTAGGATGGCGCAAAAGGCGTATCTCTTGGCGTACGTGATGGCCGATCCTATGGATTGAGCGTCCGCCGTATTGGATGGCATCCTTACCTTGGACGATATCCATTGACCGGAGGAATGAAGCAGTATGGTCCGGATAGAGTAATCATCCTCTATTAGCTGACATACTGAAAGTTCATTGTCGGCTAATGGCTGTTTCGCCGCCCTTTTGCATTCGGATAGGTCCGCATACTTAAACTTGTATTCTCCTCCCGTTTTAGTCCTTACCTTGACCTCGGAATTGAGGCTTGGTTGCTCTAGCGATCCTTGGAACTTGGCCAACGCTATCGCTAATTTGTCAATCTCTTCTGATTTGTCCATGTTATCGTGTATTTAAATTCGTCAGCCTCCGGGAGTCGAACCCGGACTAAGACCATCGGCCGCCCTTCCCTCACTACCGTGTCCCTTTCCACCGGGCCAATGATATCGTCATGGCCTACCACTTGTCTAGGATATCGGTTGCCGGTCTGGGTCGGGGTTGCACCTCGTAAGGGTAGGTGTTACCAATTATATGAATCGCACAGGAACCTAAGCTCTTCCATGCTCTCCTCATATTCCTCGTTGTCTTCCTCCCCGTCGTATTCCGGTTCGCCGTCGGGGTCTTTGATGTAGATGTCTCTCATATATCTTGATTTGTAGGCCTCCGGGAGTCGAACCCGGCCATTCCCATGTTAGGGGCGCTCTACCGATAAGCTAAGGCCTTGAATTTATTCGATCTCGATAATCTCGAATTTTCCTTTCTTTATATATATCTTATGATTGTAGTAATCTTTGACTATTCCATGATCGGAAACTGTATTTATGTTCCCAGTGCAATCCTCTACATATGAGTTATTGTAAGCCTTGACCGTGGCAGAGCCGTAAGCCTTGACCGTGGCAGAGCCGTAAGCC